GTAGCAACACTGTGTTAGAATGTGCTAACACATTTGCTAAGTCAATAAACTGTAGCTTCTTGTCTAAGTTTACAAGCAAGTCAACATCTTGTCTTGAATAAGCAATAAACTTTTCAAAGTCATTGTTATATAGTTGATCTAATGTGCCTTCATAATCTACTTTGCGATCACCTAATTCATATTCACCAATTGCATCTAGCGAATAACTGTGCATCTCGTGATATGTATACTTTCTATACAATTGCATATAATCCATGTGTACACGACCATGTAAATCATATGTTTGTTGCTCTGCACCAAAACGTTCAAACTTTCGTTCTTTGGGAAGCATATCCCATAAACAGAACTTGCGTGTGTGACTTTTACTCATTACCCTAGATACTCTGTTTACAAGATACGGAATATCAAAGCCTTCACTGTTCCAACCTGTTAAAATATCTGCATCGTCAATTAAGTCTAAAAACGCTTCAAGCATTTCTCGTTCTGTGTTAAACAGAATAGTATTCTCAAACTTATTAGTAACAGTTTCTGCTTCTTCAAACGTCATAGTTTTAGGACCAATAGCAAGACAAATTGTTGCATTCATCCAACTGTTGTGTAAACTAATTGCCGTTACAGCATTAAAAGGATCTTCAGGTGGAGCAAACCCTACTTCTTTATTAAAGTCTGTCTCAATATCAAAGAAACAAACATTTAGCTCTGGAACTGATTGTGGATCATAATTCTCTGCGAATGTTTTAAAAATAACATTTACATCACTTTCATACAAGCCTTTGTGTCCATGTATCTTTTTCTCAGTGTTAAACTTTTTGCTTGTGTTACACACAATGCGTTCTAGCTTCTCACCAAAGATACTTGTAAATTTACCTTTGGGGTCTTTGTAATAAAATGTGTACTTGGCAGGAATTTCTTTAAATTCTCTTTTGCCGTTGATTCGTTCTACAACTTGTACAATGTCTTTGTTCTTATCGTGGTGTGCGTCTACGTAGCTCATTCTTTAATCCAATATTTCTCTAATTTGGGTACATACTTAATTATACTTGTTTTTCTATGTTTGTCAAGAAGATCAGTAGTCTTACAAAAGAATTTCCAATCATCTATTTCTTTATCTGTTCTTGTTTTTCTACATTGCATTATGATATCACTAAAGTGATCCCCGTCACTTCTTGCTTCTAACATGTCTGCTAATCTATGTTTGTAATCTTCATCTGGGTGTACTGCAATACGCAAATAATTTGGTGAAGTAACACATTCATTAAAAAATCTATCTTTAGTATAAACATTATTAACTTTTCTTGGTATAAGTTTATGTTTTAGCCATTCTAAATAATCTGGTATATTATAAATATTAAGAATGTTTGGAGTATAAGATATATTTAAATGATAGTTATCAAATATATTGAACAATTTCTGTTCAATTTCTTCCCAACTGTATTTCCCAAATGGTGTACTTGGTCTCATATACGGATATACATGTCCTGTTCCGTCCATGCTTACTACAAAAGAAGCATTAATATTTTTTAGTTTTTCTAACATTTCTTCTTTGAGCAATGTTGCGTTTGTTATAATTTTTAAACGACCTTTATAATCATGTTCAATTAGCTTATCTACTAGATAAAGAAACTGTGGCATATAAAAAGGCTCGCCGCCGCCACACTCTATATGTTTTGCATTTAATAAAGTTGTTAAATTCTTATCAACAAAATCTACCGATATCCCATAAGGTTTGTCTGATGCATGATTATATGCTCTCCAGGATTCTTTTTCTCCTAATGCATTATGTAGCATTTTGGCATCTTTGTACCAGCCTGTGCTTTTGTTAGGGTCACAAATTGTACATCTTAAATTACATGCATTACTAAAATCTATTCCTATTTTTTGAATTGTGTTGGGTAAACCAAATGTTTGGTGCCAGCGTTTAGCATCATTTACTAATTCTGTATTCATATAACGCATACTAAATCCGGAATGTGATTCTGCTTTAACACATTGGCCGCATCCTTTAGGCCATATATTAGACATAACTTCTTTTCTTGCAGTCCGATATTCGTCGCTATTAAATGCTTCTGATAATGTTACATCATTGATATTTTTATCTATTCCATGATGTTGGCAACACATTCTAACTTTACCTGTAGCATGAATATGAATTTCGTTCCATGGACTTGTGCAATAAGTATTTTCAGGAGTTGCACGTTTTAACAGTTTGTTTTGTACTAGTACTTTATTTTCCAAAAACGTATACTCCTTCCCACTTTTGTCTACCTTCTTTACGATCGTTACCAACACCAGGTCGTGTGCTTAGTAACATTTTAATTGTGTTAGTATGTTTGAATCCAATCTTTTCAGCAGTTTCGATCCAACGGTCTACAACTAAGATAGGTTCTTTTTGTCCATATGTTTTATAGTCTGCAATGTTTGTTGCAAAGATACCATCACTGTTTAATCCATTGTATATGTTTTGCATTGTTGGTACTGCGTATCCTTCAAACCATTGATCAAGGTTGTCAAACTCTACCATACACTGTGTAGGTTCATCACTGTATTTTTCTAAGTTAAAATAAGGTGGGCTACTAAATGCTAAATCAATATCTTCGCATTGATAATCTTGACTTGTACTACAATATAGTTCATTGTCTTTTCCAGGTCCACCCAATAGTTCATTTAAGTATTCTAAATAAGCAAATGTTTCTGTGTTAGGATCTGTTCCAATATAAGTGTAGTTCATATTACTTGCACTTACTCCTAACAGTCTGCCACCAAAACCCATACTGTAGTCATATACTCTGCCCCACATAACAGGACACAAATGTTCTACAATACTTCTGGCGTGTTGGGCTTTAAAGTTAGTAACATTCTCTCCAGTAACTAATTCTAATGCAGTTCTCAACGACATTGGGTACACAAGTTTGTTACTGTCTCTGAATTCAAAACAAATGCGTATTGCTCTTTTAAGTTTTTTCTCATCTAAGAACCTATCTCGTAAACTGTTTGAGCCTCTGCCTTTTGGTTCAGCAGTCATCATATTAGGAAACAAAAATCTTCCAATAGAGGAACCTGCGTTATTGCCTAGTCCTTGAACATTATCTGTTACGTGATTATAGCCTCTGCTTTTGAAATGCTTGAGTTCATCAATCATTCCTTGCTCTGTAAAGTATGTAATTGGAACAAGGTTTACACTACGATATAAATCATACACTTCTTGTATGGTTTGTTCTGGGTTTGCATAATATACTTCTTTTGTATAAGTGTCAAACTTATCGTATAGATGTTCGTAACCTGTAAACTTATCTAAGTTACTTGTATTATTATCTATACCCCATATTGCATTTATCTTATCAATCAAAACTATGCCCCAAAATAATAGTTCATAAGGCCCATTACTATGATTGTAACTAATACACCATTTAGAAATACCAATGCTCTATCATGCCATAACATACCAACCCATAGCCAACCCATAGTTCCAAACAATCCAAACCATAAGTCAACTTGTGGTATTGTTCCTGTAGCTCTAGCCGTTGTTGCTATTAGTATCAGTATCACTGATACCCACTTGACATACCAGGATAAATCACCCTTGGGTGTTATCTTTTTAAATACCCTAGTACTGTCAAGTTCTTTTATTTTGTCATTGAGTTTTTTGCGTTGTTCCATTAATCAGGACGCCCAACACTTTCGAGTATAGTTTCAAGTGTATCAAAGTCATCTCTATGCTTGTGTAGTTCGCCTTTGTATGCTACCTTAATAGCTTTGTTAATAATTGCAGGCTTGATACCCATTTCTTCTGCAATATGCTTTACAGTATCTCTTAGTCCTTCATTAAGTGTTTCCACTTCTTGGCTTACTTGGATACCTTCTTTTATTAGTGTTTTTAGTTTCTCAATATCTGCTTGATTAAATGTGATGCTCATAGATGTTCTCCTGGTTTATTAGTTATAATTATATACGATAATTATGATAAAGTCAATTGTTTTTTGAGGTTTTTGATAGGTTGAGATATAACAACTTACAGCGTTGTTATTTTACTTTTCGTGTGGTAGTTTTTTCTATCCAGGCTAAACGCTTTTCTAAATCTTCTATGCGTTTAGTAAGTTCTGGGTGTAATTTTTTCCAAGCATTTGGATCTTGTTGGAACCATGTCCAACCATAGCGTGTAACAAAGAAGTTTAGCAATGCTGACCATTTGCTGAAAGCCCATGCACTAATTCTAGTTCCACGTAAATATGCTACAAACAACGCACCGAATATACTTCCTACTAGAGCAGTGTATACCCATAGACGGTCTGTTGCCATTCTTTCAATTATTTCCCACATATTTTTAAAATCGAATGCCTGGCGCAAAGTCTCTGGCTTCACCCATTGGTCCGCCATTTGGATCTGTTACATAAAATCCAGGTACTTGACCGCCTGCTTTTTGAATCTGGTCAAATCCTTGTGAATAAAATACTGTGTTACTAGGTATATCTAGTATTAAAATACCGTCTAATTTCTCATCTTCGCTTTTAGATTTAACTTCATAATACTTATCGTGAACCATTTTAACAACATTATCTTGTAATGCTTGTGAGTTATTGCTTATTATAGCATTTTTTATATTTTGCTTAAATGAAGGTCCTAAAAATGACACAACGGTAGCAAAATCTTCTGCAAATTGTGGCAACTTTTCTGGGTCTATTAGTGATACAATAGTGTTTGGTCCTGAACCTGTAATACAGTGTGTTGTTTTTCCCATTTTAGGCTTCTCAACTAATGCTACTCTATTTGCTAATTCTGGATAATATTTTTTAATTACATCAGACATTTTTCCTGGCCTCCAACCTGCATAAATTTTTGCATCTGCAAATTTACCTGGGCTACCTGCACCCTTACCGTCTTTACTTGGTACTCGTGCTTTAACTTCAACTCTATGGTTTATGTCACCCTTAACAATTATATCACCTACAGCTGCTTTACCGCCACTTGTTTTAAATATTATAGGTGAAAGAACTGCAAGAGCAACTTCCCCTGTGCCTTCGCCTTGAGCTTTGTAGTCTGCTAATAGCATTCTTTTAAATACTCTATTAACAAACGGAACTGCTTGTTCTTCCTCATTTGCAGGATCAATCTTTGCTTGGTTTTGTAACAATGCTTCTAATGTAGTTTTACTACCTTTGAGTAATTCACTTATATTAATAAAACCTTTTGAGTACGAATCAGCAAAGTGAGTCTTTTCCGCTACTGTTCCTGGAACGTTCATTACATCTGCAACAATTTTGTCAACGCCAAAACTTTTAGCATCTGGGTCTTGTGCAAGAGCTTGGACAAGTCTTTCATCTATTCCTGATGATTCCATAGCATTTAGTAGTTTTTTTAATAATGCTTCTTCGTCTGACGAAGTAATTTTGTCAATTAATAAATTCTTTATTCTATCAATATCGCCTGCTTCAAATAGTTTTGTTAAACGCATGTTATTAATTCCTTATTTCTTAATTGCTTTCCAAAGTTCGTTAACTAGTGCATCTTTCTTTTTTCTTTTATCAAGTTCTACACCGTACGTTCTGCCGATTTCTTCCATCTTGCCTTTGGTTAGTTTTGCTAATTC